TTGAGGGGTTTTTATATTAGCATTATTAATAATTACAGAACCAATATCTTGAAATAATAAATATTTAGATGCTCCTTCTTGGAGGGATTTTCCCATAGCTATAACATCACCAGTTCCAGTAACATGAGCAAAATTTCCACTATGTTCCCACACATTAATATATCCACTCTGGATTACTAAATCATTTCCTCTTTTCTGCCATTGTGCCATAGGGAGAAAATTAGGATATGATTGAGGGGAATAAGATAGGATCGAATAATAGGTATTGGATAAAAATTCATTTATTACTGCATTATCATCAAGGACTACTTTAATTTCTGTTCTATCAAGATCGGCATTATAAATTGATTCGGAGATAAACCCATAGACGAAATTAACCGCCATTTGAAGTTTTACCCTTCTGAATTTATGATAAACCTTTGTTCTATCTCCATTTATATAAAAGGAATTAGCGGATTGGAAAACCCCAATATCTCCTTCGATCCATTCGTTATTTACTTCTTCTTCCTCTCCACCTGTTCCACCGCCAATAGTGAAGTCGTTTATCCCTGATATATTATCGTAAGTCCAAAGAAGGTTGTCGTCCTCGTCCATGAAAACGAATTTATACTTTCTCCCTTCCTGAATCCAAATAGGCTCATCAGGAAGCCCATATTGATTTAAAATAATGGGGTTGGTGTGCTGAACAGTTCCACCCCTATCAGAATAGGTAATTGTAGGAGTAGTGGTTTCTGCCTGGTAAGACCAAATCTTCCCACCCACTATGAGCGTTCCATCTACATTATAAACTTGGCTATTACCTATTGGACTTAATATGATAACCCACCCCCAAAAAGTTCATTACTTTTTAACTGGAAAGCTGCTGATGCCAATAATGGGCAATCAAAAGTTTTATGCCATAATCTTTTTTGATTTCTTTGAATATGAGCAAAATATTTTCCGTTTTTCAATTTAAAGACACCTTTAATTTTTAGTTTTCCATGAGGTCTTTTATTTAGCATTTGTTGACTTTTAGTAGCCCACCTACAATTTTCAGGTGTGTAATCGCCATCATTATCTATTCGATCAAGCTCTAAGCCTTTTGGAATATCGCCCATGTCCTTATAGAAATTTTCAAATATCAACCATCTTTCACAAACTTTTATCCCTCTAGCACCATAATCTTTAAATCTTTTATTTCGAGGGTCGAGGCATCTTCTCTTCATATCAAACCATCTTTGATAGATTTTAGTCCCCGATTTTTCGTGCGACCTAAATACACACCCATGTAATTCTTTATTTTTTTTATTCATATCTCACCTTTTACTTTTGTCCTGTTCTTGCTGCTGCTCCGCCTAATTCAGGGAATAATTTCTGTAGGACAGGTGCAAGTTTATTTAATTGTGGAGAACCCTTTAAAATATTTTTCATAACTACATCAGAGGTTAATCCTTTGGCTGCCAGGTTCGCACCTCCCATCATCCCTAGAATCCCTAATAAACCTCCTGCTGTTCCTCCTGCCAATGACCCTGCTCCACCGCCTAAAAGGGGTAAAATCATGGTTTCCAGGTTTTGAATAGACTTGGTTCTTTCTGCGGTTGGAGAAATACCTTTTAGGAAAGGTTTAAATGTTTTATTTATCTCAGCAGCAATTTCAAGGTCAGGCATTAAATCCTGTCCACCTTTTAAAATCCCTTTCTGCTTGGACTTTGAAAAGAGTTTATTTATATCAACATCACCCGACATTGGTGTAATAACAGAATCTCTTATTCTGGAAACTTTCGCCATTTGAGTTCTAGCACTTTTTAAGCTCTGAACCATGTCGCCTTTGCCCCTAAAGGAAAGATTTCTTTCTGCCGCATCCTCTAGTTCATCACTAAGTTGTCTTAGATAGAATTGGGTTTCCCCTCCGGCATCCCTGGCCATATCTCGAATCATTTTTGTACTGGACACGAAATCGTTGCCGGACATTTTTCCAGTTTCCATTTCTTTAACAACTTTAGATGCCTTTGCGAGATTTCTAAATTCATCAGCAGTTGTTTTCTCTCCTGCTTTTTCCATTTGGTCAGCTAATTTCATTAGTGATTTATCTTCTGGAACAGTAACTTCCTTCTGGAATTTTGCTAACATTTTTTTAACTGTAGGAGATACGCTTTCATCCTTGATTGTTACATCAACTATTTTTTTATTTATATCCTTAACTTTACCTTTAAAGAAACTATCAAGTGTGATTTCATCAACATTACGAAGGTTCTCAAATCCTTCCTCTGCTGTCTGCCATGCTTTATTTAGGAAATCTCCTGTCGGAGCTTCTGCTGCTGATTTTGGGTCTATAGCTTTAACCGCTAGCTTATTATATGCCTTCTGATTTTGCTCTGCTATTTCTGCATAAACTCCTGCCGAACCAGGGGAGCTTCTTAATCCTTCTTCAATAAAGCCTAAAGTCTTATCTCCTGTAACCTGTCCAGGGGTTAATTTAATCCCTAGATTTTCAGCTTGTTCTGCTAATTCTTTTGTGGCGACAGCACCGACTTTTTTAGCTGTAGGTCTGCCTAGTGCGGCTGCTCCCTTTCCAATAAGACCGCCTAATCCTCCTGCTGCTCCACCGATTCCTAGTTGTTTCGCTTTATCTCCCCAAAACCCTTCTGAGCTTTCTGATTTAGTTGGGGTTGCTAAAGCTGATTGTAAACCACCTCTAACGACCGCTTTCGCTATAGGGCCTTTGAACATACTTAATCCTGCTCTACCAACATTGGCAGCAACCGCAGGGGCGGCAGTACCACCACTCAGTAGTAGCTCTGGAATGGATTGGCTTAAAGCTCCTAGAAAATAACCTATCCTGCCAGGAGTAGAATCATATTTTGAGGCTATCTCATTAGCGTGTTGAGTTACCTTGGCGAAATCTTCTTCATTCCCTGCAACCTTGTGATAAATTTGTTTAACTGTGTCTGGAATGTCGGTATAGGATGCCTTAAAGCCTTCCCATCCTTCTTTCAATCTAGGAAAGTCCTCACCATATTTTTCGGCAGACTTTTTATCTTTATCAGTAGGATCAACTGCCCCTGGAACATTTACTTTAGATTGTTCTAATAATGCGTCTATTTCATCTTTTTCTTTAGGCTTTTCTGATTCGGATGCAACTTTTCTTTCCTTTTCTTTTTCAATTAGTTTTTTTTCTTCCTTAGTTCCTTTAAGAAAATTATTTCCCCACCAATGAACAAATTCTTCTTCTTCATCTGGTGGTGGTTCTTCATACTCAGGTTCAGGAGGTGATGCTTGACCAAACGGAGAACGGTGTCCTTTAAATTCTTCTTCTGGTTCTGGCTCTGGTACAGGCATATCAGGGATTCCGCCAGGAGCACGAAAGCCCTTGAACTCTTTATTGATTTCATCTTCGCTTTGAATAAGGCGGTTTCTACCTATATCTTTGGCCATTATTTCCCCCCTCTTTCATTCACTCTTTTTTTCATGGCCTTTAATTGAGAACCTGTTCTTGCACCACCAGGGAACATATAAGTTTCATCATCCTTTAGATTTGAAATGGTCGAGTCTGGAACATTCACTATTGGCATATTAACATTTTTATATTTTTTATTAACTTCATTCCAGTCAATAGGAAGTGGTTTAGCCCCTTGCATATCTTGGGCAAAATAATCTTTTGGAGAAAGCGATAATCCGTTATCTACCGCCACACCTTTAGTGTTATTTACTACGGAAGGATTGTTGCTAGTATATTCTGTCCACGCTTCATCTGCTCCTTCGGTGGTTTGATTCTTTAATCCGTACGCAGTTTTGAATCTTCTATATTCCATTGACCTATCTAAGTCTGATCTCATGTGCTGAATAATATTCCAGTTAGTTTTTGGATTATTAGTCATAGCAGGCTGTGCTTCCTCATACATTTTTCTTTCTGCTTCGGAGTCAAATAGTCTGGACATTCCTTTAGGGATATTTTCAAATGAGAGTCGTCTAAACTGTGCTCTCAGTTCTTCAAACTCTGGGTTTCTCATATACTCGCCTACGATTCCCTTATATTGTCCAGTATCCACATTGGGCATTAAATTTTCACCATCGACTTTTCCGACTGACCTTTGGATTCTATTTAATTTATCTCTATTCGCAGCTTCATCTTTAATAGGAGTCTTGCCAAATTCCTCTTTAAGCTCCTTCTTAATTTCTTGCTCTCTCTTAATTGCTTGAGAGGTAGTCTTAGGTCTAGTCATAGGATTTAATTCAGGGGTAAATCTCTGAGAGAAATTCCACTCTCTCGGATTGGCTATAGTCGCACCAGGAGCTTGACCTATTTGAGCAGCAGGGAATCTTCCTCCGGCATCCATAGCACCACCTGGGCCTGGTTGTATTCTTCCTGGGGCCTGACCTACTTGCGGTCTTTGAGCAACGCCTGGGGCTTGTCCTCCGCCTCCACCACCGCCTAGAGCAGGGATTCCCTCTACAAACTCTTGTTTATGTTGTTGATACGCTTCTTTTCTTTCTCTTAGTCTTTGAGCTTTTACCGCAGTAGGATCAATAGTATAAGTTTTATTTCCTGCTTTAATTACTACTTTGGCATTTTTAGCTTCTGGATGTTTAAGTAAAAAATCTTCTTCTGCCTTTGCATCATCTAGTTTTTTCTTTTCTGCTACTCTGGTTTTTTCAGTTATTTTAGAAAGCTCTAAAGCTGCTTTTGTACTGGCATCTTGTCTGTTCGCTTGAAGTTTAAAGGCATCTTCACCAAATCCATATTTAGTTAGATTAGAAATAAGTTTTGGCTCACTTAATGTTCCATCTTCATTTAATGATTGAGAATATGCTGCTCGTTTAAGACCTTGGGCGAACCTTTCCTCTAAATCTAGTGGTGCAGTTTTTGTTCCTAGCCCTAAATCATCCCTAAGTAATCCACCTTCATAAGAACTTAATCCCCCTCTTATAGCTTCAGGATTAAGTAAGCCTCCCAATAACTCTCCAAAAAATCCAGGCCCTTCTTTTGGCCCTTCTTCTTTTCCTATAGCAGTTTGTTCTTCCTTTTTTTCTGAATCTGCATATTCTGGCTCTGGAAGGCTTTTCAAACCACCAGGAGCACGAAATATTTCTTTAACTGCTTCTGGAAGTGAAGAACCTTGAGTTTGTCTTTTTCTTGCGATAACAGGAGGTGCTTCTTCCATTATAGGAGCACTTTCGGGATTAACTATATTAGTTTTTAAAAGTTGTTCAAAACCGAAAGGCCTTGTTGTTCTTTTAACTCTATTATCTGCACCTTTTTTTGTGAAAAAGGATTCCATAGGGTCGGCTACAGGGTCAGATGAACCTCCAAATAAAGAATCCCAAAAATTTCCAGTCCCTCCACCTGTTAATGGCATATTTTCCCCCTAACGAAAACGATTAATTACATCATTCCATTTACCGCTACTCTTATTTTTCATAAGTTCCCTAGTTATTATTGCAGCTAGGGCATTAGCATTATTTTGTTGTTGCGGTTGTTCTTCTTCTTCATCCTCTGGACTTGGAAACATTCCACCAAAAAGGCCCTTGCCTCCTGCCATCATTCCTAGCTTTGGCATCATTCCCATTAGACCACCACCGCTTTGATTTCTCATTAAATGTTGTAAAAATTCCAACATATTTTACTCCTTAAAACATTCCACCCAATAGCCCACCACCTAGTGCCATTCCGCCGCCTGCTAATGCACCTGGAATCCCACCAGTCAAACCACCTTTAAGACCTCCCATAAGAGTATTACCTATTATGCTTCCGAGGCCTTTTGATTTAGAGGCTAACTGTTGTGCTCTTTGCATCTGAAATTGTGCCGTAGGGTCTTGGCCTCTAATATCTGCGAAGGTATCAGTTTGTTTTCTTCCCCAGTCAAGCATCCCTGTTCTGAAATTTAATTGATCTGAATAGTTTTGGTATGCCCGATTATAAGCATTTCCATATTCTTGAGAGGCCAAATCCTGTCCGAATTGTTGAGAAGCCTTAATAGTATTTCCACTCATTAAACCGCCTCTTGCCATAGCGGAGTTTTCAATAGCTTGCTGACCTTGTTGTTGTCTAAATCCATAACCAGGGTCTATTTGAACTGTGGAAGGGTCAAATTTATATCCGCCTGATTTATAATAATCCCCAAAGTCCTTGACCATTGTATCGCCAAGTTCTTTATATGGTTTATACATACCAAGTTTTTCTTGATATTGTCCCATCATAGTATCTTGGGCCTTTTGCATTTCTGCGGCGGCCTTCTTTTTTCCTGATGAACTAAATAAGCCCATGACTTACTCCTTCTTCAAATCTTCCAATTCCTTAACTAACTCATTAATCTTTTTCTGTAGTTGGTCAAACCATATTAACCAGGACATATCAGTATTCCTCTCTGGTAAATTGTATATGCTTGCTGTTGGTCGTGGAACTAGCTGATCCATTTTTACCTCAAATTTATAAATGCCGAGATTATCCTTCTCTCGACCAAATCAGTAATCTTTAATCGAAAAACTATATCCCTGGCAGTACCTAGCCTTCTCCAAATTAGTCTAATTAAATACTGGCCTAGTTTACCCATCTTTCCAAAAATCTCAGGTGTCCAGGTAAACCCACCATCTTTTGAATAACTTAAAGTGGCAACCGGAGCTTGGTTATAATCGTCGTTTTTCCCTAGCCCTACTTCCATTTTAAATTGGATGGCATCTACTGTAAATCTTTCCTCACCTACGCTTGTATGCCTTCCTATGAACTCAAAATCTTGGAAATAAATATCATCCTTTAGCCCATCAGGGTTTAGTCTATAAATTGTCCCATCAACGCTAGAAGTGAAAAGTTGATCTTCGTATCCATAAACCCCCAATTCATAAATATGACCTGGCATACCTCTAGTTTTTCTCTCTCCCCAAAGACCAGTTTTCCCATCATAAAAATATGATTTTCCATTTTCGTGAAAGGTAACTTGATAGATTGGGGAGCTATTAACATTATATCCAACGGCAACATGAAAATCAGGAAGGTCTAATTTTCTTATTACTTCGGACATTTCAGCATTGGTTATATTAGTTACTGCTTGTCCTCTAATGGAGTAGAAATTTTTTCCTTCTGCGTGGCTATTTCCTAAGAATATTATTTCTTCGCCAAGTCTTACAATATGGCTATCAGGGTTAGTGTCAAGCGAAGCACTCGTTCCATAATTCAAAACTCCACCACTCATAAGGGAGTAGGGAAACTGTGGGCCTCCGTCGTTATACCAAATTTCTATGGTCTGATTTCCCATGAGATAAAATGTTCCAAAATTCCCATTAGTTATAGCAACGATATTATCAGCATAGGTTTCTGCCGTAGCAAAATTTAGACCTTCCCAGGAAAGACCATCAAAAATATTAGAACCATAAAATCTTCCACTCGCCAAAAAGATAGCTAAAAATCTTCCTGTATTATAAATAACCCCTATAGGATTAGGAGGGAAATCTTCATCAGTTATTTTGGTTAAAGTTTCAGCTTCATTCGCTTTTGCTTCCACATCAAGTTTTATAATATATCCTGCTACCCCATCAACAATCATTAATTCGATTCCACTATCGGCCATTTGAATAGGAGTATCGGTGGTTTCTATAGTTCCAATTAATAAAGAACCACCACCTCGAATTATTTTAAAGACTTGATTCCCTACTACAGCGTAAACTCCGCCTGTCCTATTTTGAGTTGAATAGATGGCACGAATTTTTTCTGCTCCCAAATAAGTGAATTTTTCAGAGCCATGAAAGCCCATCAAAACTTTGCCTCTTTCCAGAGCAGGATCGACGATATAATGACAATTAATATGTGCCATAGAGGAAACTATGGGGGAGATAGCTTTAAGGTCTTTACCAAATAAATCTATCTCCTGCATTTTATTCCCCTGTTCTTATATTAAAGTTGGCCTTCGTAATTTCACTCATATTAGGAATTTCTGTTTGAGATAGGATAGGCTTGATGTTCATTCTCTTTACTGCCGCCAAAGAATCGGTTGCCGATTTAATAACCACTTCTGAAAGTTGAAGTCCAAATTCTGGTGCTATTTCTAATGCTAAATTATATGCCAAGGCCCTGTCCCATCCAGGAGGAATTATCACTTCATCAGAGGCATTATCTAGTTTTGTTATCTTCTTGAAAACGGAAGATTCTATCGTATATGCCATGTCTGGATTTGGGTATAAATAAACTTTTCCCAGAGGATAATCAGGACTATAATAAAATCTATCGGGAGTTCCTGTGCCCATTTTATCGCAGATTGGATCATAGAAATCTTTCTCAATTTTAGATAATTCGTAGGTTGCTCCGTCTGGATGGGTAACATACATTCTAAAAATTTTGTCAGGTCTTTCAGAATCGAAATCTCCGCCTACTCCCCAGGTAAAATAGGGAAGCCCAGGAACATTGGTGTAGCTCTCGTTAGTTTTTGTATAGATGGTTAGAGCATCTAAAGACCAGGAGGAAAGTAGTTGGTTAAGAGCAGTTAGGCAATCGGATGTTTCCTCTGCTGTCGGGGCTTCTCCGACTCCTAGAGCACCAATTAGCCTCATAGCCCTTCTAATTAGTTCTAGGCCTGTCATAATTCCCCCTTAAAAAAAGGGTGAGCAGATGCCCACCCTCAATTAAAAAATTAAGCCAAGATTCTAACGGCTTGAGAATTTCTTAGTGTCTTGTATCCATAAAGAACATCAATACGACAAGGGAACAAGTCATTATTAATGTCATAGGCACGAACAATTCTCATGGAGATTCCATCCATTACTTCTCTTGCTGAGAAATCCACACCTTTTGGCATTACAAGGTCTGCTGTAGCAAAAGTAAATGCATCCTTATGGAATAACATTCCTTGCTCAACAGAACTTCCTGCAAGTGCAGCAAAAGAAAGAATAGAAGTATCAGCAGGAGCATTTGAAACATTTTTATATGCCCCTGTAGGAATTATCTCAGTAGTTATCAGAACTGTTCCAGTAGCAGCAGTAGCAGTAAAATCAGTGGCCACAGAAAATCTTTTCAAATCTCCTGTTACTTCTAAAGTTTCTGGTTTAACTGCGAAAACACCAGGGATGGTAAAACTTTGTCCTCGTTTAAGAGTATCCCCTATGGTGAACCCTGCTAGTAATAATTGGCTACCAGTTTGATTAGCACCACTAATTGAAAGAGCAGTTGTTACTGCTGTTCCTGATACTTGAGGGCCTATTAGAGTATTTGAAACCCAGTCTGATCCTGCTGTTCTTCCCATGATTCCTTCCTTGTACTGATTAGCAATACTTGTGGAATCTTGGAAAAGACCTTTTAAAGCATTTACTATTTGTGCTTCCATGTTGGGAGTAATCATAGTAGTTCTTTGAGAAGGTGGGGCAAGGTTTTTATCTAGCTGAGCTTTCGCTAGAAGGTACGGAAGAAGGTCTGTTATTGGTGTTCCTGGTGTTCCTACAGTAGCAGGAATATCTGCCATCATTGTTAGAGCATCTACTTCGCAAGATGCTGCCAAAACTGACATAGCAGGCTCTAGGATTCTATCAGCAAAATCGTCTAACGATAAAGTTAGTTCGGCTGAACTGAAAGACATATCGACACCTTTTTGCTTGTCGATTTTCAGGGTTAC